GATCCAAATCATGCGTACTTACTCTTGAGACAACGGATTTAGGTTTCTCAATCTTCTCAAATTTATTGTCCTCTGCTTCCGTTGCCCACTCTTGGAGTGTCTTGAATACAGCCACTACGGTTGCGTGGTCTTTGTTGACCAACTCCTCATAGATTGCCGTCTTTAGATCCGAATACCTTTTATCGTTTACAATAGATGCCGATAGGTTTGTTGCATTAATGTCAGCCATTTTCTTGCCCGATGCCGGGATTTTGCGTGGTTACTTGTTCTTGTTGTGCAATGGCGGCTTGCTGTGCCGCCATGTCTTGAGTGTTCATCTGCTGTTGCTGATCAAGTTCCTGTTCATGTTGATCCTGCATGGCTTGCATATTGTGTGAAGCCTTTGCCCTGTGAATCTGAATATCGTTTGCGGCCTTTGCCCTCTTGGTTGCGAGGTCAGTTGATGCCTTCTCCATTGCATTGACATTATGGAGTTGGGCTTTTTGTGCCATTGCCGCCAGCTTGATGTTTTCCTTTTTCTGCAATGTATCGGTAATGATTGCTTCTTTGGCGACGAGTGCTTGCAACTTGATCGTGTGAGGATCTTGATCTCCACCCTGGCCCTGCTGTTGCTGATTGGCTTTCTCAATCTGTGCAAGCTGGCTACCAAGCTCATCAACTCCACGCTGAAGCTGTTGCATCTGCTGACCAAACTGTTGAGCAATTTGCTTCTTGGTAGGATCTTTTTGGATGAATCCAAGGTGAGCAACAAGATGTGGCCCCTTGAAGCGCATGAGGCAAGCGTAGATGTCCTTGATAAGCTCCACAGCTTCCTCGGATACTCCCTGTGCGGCTTGTCCCCTGGTTGGTGCTTGAGGATTAACGCCGGCACTTTGAAGGGCCGCTTGAGCCTCCTGCATTGATACGGCGGCATCTTGGATGTGACCCTTAAAGTGTTCCACATGGTTCTGATCTGGATACACCCTAAAGTTTGCGGCGTTTCCTTTAGGATCAGTCATGCCAATGTTTTCCATTGAGATGATTCCTTGCTCGTCTGGAATATCAACCTTGGTGTGCTGGAAATAACGGGTAACATTCTGGCGACCATTAAGTGCGGCAATAGCATCTTCAATGGCATTGGCTTGACCATCATTAATTGGGGTCATGCCCGTGAGAGAAACAGTCTGCTGTGCCGCCATCAGCTTGTAGGACGGGCTACCAGAACCAGCAAGCATATTGGACTCAAGATTCTCAATGTTTTCCCACTTCCATGCTTCTTTTGGAACTCCATTTTCATCCATGAACTCCACAAAACGCTGTTTGAGTTTATAACCATATCCACCTTTTGTGGTACGGCTCATGCGTTTGTACAGGAGTTTAAGCCAACGGGTTTGATTATCATTGAAGCGGCGAATCTGTGTGCCTTGAAGTTTGGCACTTTCAGCCGCATCAAGTTGTGCTTCTCCTTTTGTCCTTTGCTTTCCACCCTTATTTGCCATTCCAATGTTGTAAGCACCAATTCCACGATAGAGATCGGATTGGTAGAATTGAATACCAGAAAGAACCTCATTGAATGGGATGTTTACATTAACTTGAACAGGATCAACATCTTGTGGCAAGATAAGCATTGGCGACCATTCCATTTGCTTGAGCTTTTTGGTTGCTTCAGCAGAACCCCCCTTGAACATCAAACGGGTATTCCAATCAACGGCATCCATGAAACGGTTCATATGGATGTCGTATGCTCGGCATTGGATAAAAATAGCTTCAGCAAGACCTTGAATCTCATGCCAGATTCCAGATCCAGTTGAATCAGTCATGGGAGCAATAATGTCTTCCCAACCATCTTCATCCTTTTCTACCCAATCTTTTTTGTAATAAAGGAATCCAGTTTGGTCACGATACTCTTCTTCCGTAAGATCCTTGCGTCCATTTTCTTTGTAACCAAGGACAAGCCCACCGTAATTCTGGAGGAGCATCATCTTGGAAATGCTTCCGTTGAACTCCATAATGTAAAGCTCATACAACTCAATGCGGAGCGTATATAATCGGGAAAGGTTCATGTTACCGCTTGCCACATCCCTTAACCATTCGGTGTTGGTATATGTGTTGCGGTAGTTTGTGGTGAACATTCGGAGCGCATCCACGCAAGCCCAAAAGTTCCAACCCATATCGGTTGCGTGTTTCTGTGCTTTCTCTGGATCTTCTTCTCCACCCGTAATCTTCAACCAAAACTCAAGCGGCGTATAGCTACGCTTGATGCACATTTCGCCAAGGTTGGTAAGATCGGCAAATGTCTTGTCTGGAATAAGAACATTGGAGTTATGGAAACTCTTTGTAGGCCACCCGTCCCGGTCTTCAGCAATCTCAAAACCTTTTCCGTACAGGCTCATTTCCTCAACATCCAATTCAACATTGTAGTTGTAAGATGACCAAGATCGGAGCATTCGATCAAATCCAACGCCAATCAAGTCACTCCAAATTTTCTTTTCGGTAGGATTTCCAATCTTGGTTGTAATGGTAGCGGCGGTATTGCGCTCCATCACCATGTCAACAAAGCTGGACTTTTGATTGTCCACAATGAACTTCATTTGACGGAACGGGACATTGCTTTGTCCCTGCATCTGCCTTGCCGCTACCTGGCTATAATCGGTAGGGGGGAAACCTTTGTAACATTTGTAGATGCGTCCCCACTTGCGCTCACGACCGGCATTATCAAGACGCAAGTTCCAACAAATTGTAAACGCATCATTGGCAGTTTGGACTCGGCTAGTAGGAGCAACGCCATTTGAGTTGATGGTATTGAAACCCCAACTCGAAACTCCCTCCCGATTAACGATGCGTTTTGTTTTTGCCATTATCCAAGTACTTGGTTCATTGCTTGTCTACGCTTTTGGCAAGCGGTGCAACCTTTTGCGACTTGCTCAAGGTTTGTATGAACCCCAAGGCTTGCCGCAACACGATCACCAAGGTTGGCAAAGGTGTGTATCACATTCGCAACTTTGTCTCCTGCTTCTTGCCAACAGTATTGGCTAGGAATCCTACCGCAAATTTGTTGTTCGATCAAGTAATCTAAATTATCTGGCACAGCAACATTGTTAATTGTCATGTCGCTTGCAACTTTTTGGGAGAACGATCTTCCATAAGTCATCTCCATTCCATTTACACGATAGCGGTTGCCTTTATCGTCGGAGTATTCGTACCAGAGTCCTTGTGGGATTGGCCCGTTACGGTCTTTTAATCGCATAGTTGATGCAAATACTTGTCTTTGTTTCTAAAAGTTGTCAATACTTTTGGACATGGAATATAACGGATTTTCTTTAGAGCAACCAAAAGATACTAATTATGGAATTCCCTTACTTGACCGGGTTTCTCCGTTCATGCGTGAGTTAACGGCTTATCGTTGGACGCGAGGAGAGTTTGGCAGGAGAGAAAGAATCAAGTTTGGCATCAAATTGGAGGATACTGATCTTAAAAACCCCGCTCAACATATGATCAATGCCTTTCAGTTGATCTACGGCAATGATGTTTTGCTCCAATCCCAAGGAATTGCCAACAATTACGCCATCGACATCATTGATTTGTTCTGCAATGAGAACGATTGGGGTATTGCCGGCTGTGCAAGTAGCGGAAAAACCTTTTCAGTTGCCGCTTGCATCGTGATTGATTGGCTTTGCGCCCCGGATTGTACATCCACATATGTCGCATCAACTTCCCTGGATGCATCGGAAGACCGTCTTTGGGGTAAAGTATGTACGCTTTACCGTACAGCAATGAGGAATATCCAGGCTAAATACGGTGCGGAATCGACCATTGGAAACCTTGTGGAATACCGTAGAATGATTGTTTTTGAGACAATTGACACCAAAGATACGGAACGAGACTATACAAATGCCATCAAAGCATTAGCTTTCCCCAAGGGCGGTGAAGGAAAACGGTCTGTAGAAAATACACGGGGTAGAAAAAATGCCAGAATGCGGTTGTTTTTGGACGAATTGGCTGAAATGGATCTCTACGCATTGGATACCCGTGTCAACCTTGGTGCTAACCCCGATTTTATCTTTGGAGGTATGGCAAACCCGGCGGCTACCGCAAACAATCCCCATACAGAGCTATGTCAGCCCGATGATCCTATGGAATGGGATGCCGTAACCCGTTACACAAAGAAATGGAGGACTCGTACCGGCGTTGCATTGCATCTTTCTGGAGAAGACAGTCCAAATTTCAAGGTTCCAGATGCTGAAATACCCCCATTTGATCGTTTCTTAACCGTCCAGGGAGAGGCCGCTACCCTAAAACGATGCTATGGCAATAAGAATGCCCTAGAATATTGGCGAAATGTCTATGGATGGTGGCCCGATTCTTCTGTAGAACTCACAATCTTCTCAAAACAGTTCATCCAAGCCTGTGATATTAATTGGGAACCAGTATGGAGCAACAGAACACGGGTAGTTTGCGGTTTTGATCCTGCATTTACGGCAGGAGGAGACAGATGTGCGGCTACATTTTGCCGATTTGGGCCAAATGATACCGGGAGAAACCTTGGATTTTATCTAGGAACCCGTGAATATACCTCATCTGTGGGTGATGTTTTTGAGGAAAGCATTGCAATGCAGTTAGTTAAAGATTGTTTGGAATATGGAGTCCATCCAAGGGACTTTGGATTGGATATTTCGGGTGATGGCGGCAAGATGATGAGGGCAATTATCATCGAATGGAGTAAGTTCCATCCAGAAGCCATGTTTGTATTCCCTATTTCCTCAATGGGAATGCCTACGGAAAGGAAAATCAGCAATCTGGATAAGCGAACTTGTAAAGAAGCGTATGATCGGTTGGTTACAGAGTATTGGTTTGCCGTCCATACGGCACTTTCTACACGCTCTTTGGTTGGTATTGATGTAGAGAAGCACTCTCAAGTAGTAAACGAGTTGTGTAGCCGTCTATATTACCACAAAGGCAGGAAAGTTGCCGTAGAAAAGAAGCTAGATATGAAGCATAGACTCAAGAAGTCTCCCGATTTGGCTGACTCTTTGACCTATGCCGTCCAGATGCTTCGCCGGACAGGACTAGAGTTTTCGTTTGAGGAAGAGTCAGAATCCTTGGACATCCAAGAAATTAGCGATTGGGAGAACCGATTGATCCATTCCAAAAACAACACCCAAGAAAAACTTGAGGATGATGAATGGGGATATGGTGGAAAATCTTTTGATGAGGATGGTTTTTGACGCTTGACACATTTTGGATCACATGGGATAGTCCACGCATCTGAATGGTGACGCATTCTGACAAGACTTTCCTCACAACAAAAGAAAGCCCCGCTGTAGTGCGTCACCACTCGGCGGGGCTTGTCCGTTATAGCAAGTGAGGATGGATGTGAATGCGTACCACATGATCCAATAATTCGGCTCTGGAGAACCAAAACTCCTTACCCGACGAGAATGAGAAGAAGCGAACAGCATCCAGCATAGCGGGGTGTTGTGGTTTCTTTTCCTTACTCTTTCCTTTACCACTATGGAGTGGGGGGTAATGGGGGGTGTTTCCTTTCTCCTTCGGTTTTCTTTAGCGTTGAGATTGACCAGTTAATAAAACACAGGCATAATTTTAACACTTATGGCGAAATTCACCCCGCAAGATTACAAGAATGGATCATCTATCCCATCTGTACTTGTGGGTGACTCATCTGTTGCCTCCCTTATCAAAGGCTCTTCTTCTGGTATTGCACCTAACCATACCGCAGGAGAACTCTACAAAAGGAAACCGCAATTCGTGATGTGTCCTCCAAAGTATCTTTCCACTCGCATTCCGAACAATGTGTTCATGAAAAACGAGAAGGTGGATACGGAAAGGGCAATGCGCCAGTATACCCGGATCAAAAGAAAAATCACCGCACTTGATGTTCAAGTGTTGGAAATCCCCCCGCAGAAAGATTGCCAGGATCAACACTACACCGCCAACATTGGCATAGCCCTAAACCCATTCATTGTTCTCGCCAAGTTTTCCGCTGATGGTAGGACACAGGAAGAAGCTCCAGCAAAAAAGTTTTTTGAAGGACGAGGCTATACGGTGATCCAGCCCCCACACCCATTTGAGGGAGAAGCCGACCTCAAGAAATGGCAAGATGGGGTGTATTTCGGCGGTCATGGAAAATTCAGCGATTGGAAAGCTCATGAATGGATCATGAAAAAAACGGGTGTTGAGATTATCCCAATCCGTGAAACATCCGATTCCCTTTACCATCTTGATTGCTCACTCTTCGTGATTGATAAAGAAAACTTCATGGTGTGCAAGGGAGGTATGGATCGTGAGTCATTCAAGCGTCTTGAGAAGGTTGCCAACATCATTGTGGTTCCAGAGGATGTCATGGCTACAGGAGCAACCAACCTGGTCAAAATCCCAGGCAACAAGAAGATCATGTTGTCTGGTATGTTCCAGCCAGAGTTTCCAAATTACCGAAAAGGAATGGAGTGGATGTTGACAACTATGGACAAGTTTGGCTATTCCATCATTTTCTGTGACATTGATGAAGCCGACAAATCCGGGGCCGACATATCCTGTATGGTTATGCATTTGGATTTTTAGATCCATGAACAATTTCCTCAAATGGTTAATTGGAGGAATTGCTTATCTTAACGGGAACTGTCCCGAATGTTGGAAAGAAATGAAGACTTGTCATGGTGATCCTTGCCATGTATGCCGTGTCGGTGGAATTTTCCCGCCCAAAGACATCTGGCGTAGATTTATACAATCAAAATAAAAACCCATGACACCAGAACAAGATGCCCATGAGATTTGGAACAAAGCATCAGAAGCTGGTTTAGAGAAATACTTTGCTGGAAGCAGGGAACACAAAACCCAATTCTGGACTGCCGGTGCAGGATGGTATGCCAAGAACCTCAAGGACGAGCAATTAGATCTTGTCAGTTACCTTCACCATCTTACCAACAGGATTGAATCCATCCAGTTCCTTGCCCAAATGATGGAGGAAGACAATGT